CTTGTGCAGGATTTTCTTTGCCCTGAGACTCTTCAGATATCATACCACCTGCTTCTAAGTTGTCCATCATATTTTGCATAACTTCAGCGCCTTTGTCTATGTCGCCTCCACCTGCATTTCTTACAGCGTCTGCTGTAAATACAAATTCATTCTTGCTAAGTCTAGCTGGCACATCGTCCGCTCTCTCCTCAGCTCCTATCGGTACAAAGCCACCTTCTCGATAATCTTTTTCTAAACCACCCATGTCTATCATACCACCATCTTTCATAGCGAGTTTTTTACCTAAGTTAACTGCAGCTCCAGCAGGGGTAAACATAGCAAGTCTTTTTAAAATATTCATATCCATATTTGCAAGGCCTTCGCCTGCTTTTCTAGCAGCTCCAACAGGAGTAAACATACTAAGTTTTTCTAAAGTATCCATGTCTATATTTGAAGCTACTTTTTTAGCAGCTCCAGCGGGAGTCATCATACTAAGTAGTTTTAAAATACCTGAAACTCTTTCACCACTTTCATATCCCTCTCTTGGTATGTCAGCTAGTCCACCACCAGCAGCAAAGAAAGATGGTTGTACAAATTTTTGTTGTGGCATAAAATATAAACCAGAATCTGCACGAGAAGAAGGATCTGTATAAAACGCTCTAGCTTGATCTCTAATGTTAGATACCATTGGCTGTATGCCTGTAACATCTACACCTTCATCTATCTCTTCTTCATCACCACCCATTAAGAATGGTGCGAGTATTCCTGCAGCACCTAAACCTGTAAGCGCAGTTCTACCTAAACTAAATTTACCACCTTTAGAAACTAATGGAGCAAGTATACCACCAAAATCAAATTTACCTGTTTGTGGCCCTTTTGTAATAAAACTTCCAAAAGGAGAAAGAGCTCTTGATTTGAGAAGAGATTTACTAAAACCAGCTGGACCAAATCCACCACCTAATCCATAGATACCTGCGCCTAATATTGCAGCTTTACCTAGTGGTGATTTAACAACTTTCTTTATAGCTTTTTTAGCTTTTCTTACAATCTTACCTAGAAAATAACCTTGTCTTGGTTCTTCTAGTGTCATGATACCGCCACCAGCTCGTAGTTGTCTTTCCATCATATTTCTTGAAATTGCCATAGTTTGTCCTTTTTATCGCCTTTTTCTCCTATAATCAATAGCTTATGGCATTGGGCCAAAGCCTTCGTTTTCTTGCATATCTATTATATCTACATTATCAAGTATACCACCAGGCACAATCGCATTTGGATCATTTAATGTAAAACTTCTGTCAGATATTTTAGCATCTGGATCAAAATCTAACGTTCTTGTATCTACTAATTGTCCATCAATTAATTGTAAATTTTCTATTCTTGCTTTTTCTTCTTCATCCATATCGTCAAAATAATCTTTATTAAAAAAACCTGTACCATAATCATACATTTTGCCCAATGCAGGACCTATTAAAGGCACACCTGTTATTAAACTTCCTATACCTCCAAGAACTCTTCCTAATATCCCTGGTTTAACTTGTCCTTGTCTAGGTCCTGATGTGTATACATCCCTGTAACCACTACCTAAACCAAACAATCCTTTACCTACAAATTTTTGTCCAACATAATTTCCAAAACTATCTCTTACACCCTCTGGTCCTTTATATCCCTCTGTAATACCTGTTGGTGAAGTCACATTAACTCTGCCAGTCATAATGTCGGCAGCTCTTTGTTTACCTTTATCGGTTTCACCAACTCTATTTCCACCACCTCCAGAACCGGGATCATTTGGTCCGCCTGGACTTGCATCGTACCCACCAAGATCTCCTTGTAATGACATAATACCACCAGGGCCTTTGTTTGGTTTACCTTTTAGTGAACCGTAGATGTTTGCATCTAATAAAATTTTTTGTTCTTTTGGAGTAATATAAGCTAGTTCAGCTACAACGTGATCTGGATCTGATAACCATTTTTTAGGAACAGTTACGGTTTCTTGTTTACCAAGATAATTAAGACCACCTCCCTGTTTTGCAGGTTTAATTTTTTTCTTTTCTTGTTCTGTTAATCTTCTATCATTCATTTATTAGTATCTCCAAATAGATCGAGACTAGGCATTACTACCTTAACATCTCTTCTAATATCTTCTTGAGGAATTCCTTTTGCTTTCCACTCCTCATCATTCTTGTATATCTCACCTGTCTTAATATTACTAATAGTTTCTATTATCTTTTCTGGCTTTATTACCTGCATTATGTTGTTACCTCCCTTGGCTGTATCTCTAATATCGAGGCTATGACGTGCAGCTCGTTCGCGTCAGCAGCCTGTACTTTAAGCACCTCGCTCTCCTCCATTACAAGTGGTTGAGTTAAAAGTTCTGTTGTGGTGATTGTTGCTATAGTCTTTGTTTTAAATAAACTAAATATGTTACCACTAGCATCTACTAAAGTAACATCTATGTTGCAACCAGATCCCGCATCATTAGAAACCAGTATGGATTTTACCACAGCAGTTTTAGCACTTGGCACAGTGTACAGAGTAGTTAGGTCCGTTGTGGTTAGATCCGCTTTTTTATTTATAAAACTATTTGCCATTAATTTAAAAAGAAGTTTTGAGCTTCTACCTCATCTTTTAATTCTTGCTGATATGTAGTATTTAGTTTTTGTATAACACCATCTAAGTCTCTAGCCTGAGCCTCTGCTATGGTGTAATCATATTCTTGTGATGGTCTAGTTATAATTTGTGTAATCTTTGCCATTATTTCTTTTTAACTCCTTTAATTTTTTTCTTATTTAAAGATGCATAAAATACTTGCTCGCCACGTTTTGTACCATATTGTTTCTTCATAGATTTCATTATCTTTTTACCTTTTTTATTTAATGGCATTATCTTCTCCCATCTGGTTGTACATCTAATCTAAATGTTCCTAACTTCCAACTTTGGTCTGCAGCTGTGTTCTCTATTTTTAATGAAATTGCTCTTGCTCTTGCACGTGTATCAACTTTAGTTGTAGAGGATGTAATATCAAAAGGTCCAAGAGGTGAACTACTTTGTGTGCTATTAGGGTAATTTTTTAATTGTAACGTAACTCTAGTTGCTCCTGTTTGTGATATAAAGTCCGGTACAAATCTTCGTATCTTCATTATGTGCTCACCGTCTCCTCTAAAATCTGCGATACCAGATACGCCTTGAGTGCTCCTCATAGCTCTCTGTGTAATGTCGTAATCACCTGATGATATATTTGACAACACTGCTGTTATAGTACCGTTTTTATTTTGATCAGTTCCTGTTTCGTGTTCATAATATGCAGTTCTGCCTTCTGTGTTTCCTACAACATCAAAAGACGAATCGTTACCTGCAGTATATTCTAAAGCGTGTGGTTTACCAAAAACAGCAGAATCCCTCCACATAGTTCTAGCTAATGTGCCTACCGTCCATACATGTCTTTTTATATTTGAATCAAAATAATTATAAGCTACCATTTTGTTTACTACATCTGAAGTAGAAGAAGGATAGAACCATATTATCTCTCCAAACAAATTATTTAAGCCTGCAGAAACCATTTGATTACCTGATGTTAAATTTATGTCATTATAAACAAAATCCTCTACTAAACATGGTAGTGATTCTAGTTTACCACCATATCTAAAAAATCCATTCTCAGACATCCAATATGCAGCACCATCAACTTCTACACATGCGTTCTGACCAACTAGTCCACAGTTAGTTCCAACTTGTGCAAAACCAAAAGTAAATGGAGCACCAACAAAACGTTGTGTGAATAATGCCGTGTCGGTCCAAACATAGATTGCATCTCTACCTCTAATGGCTCCCATAATTTTAGAACCGTCTGCAAGTCTCTGTGTACCAGCTGTGTTAGTCGCTGTAGGTGCATATGTATTTATATTTTCTTGATCAGAGAATCTAATAAACATATCGTCTTGTGTTGATGCGTCTCCAATGGTTGTTTCTGTTCCAAAGAATACTAAGTGACGATCCGGTGTAGATACTACCATGTGTCTTGATGCTGTAGGGGCACCTGATATAATACTTGCTCTAGTTTCTGTTGCATTACCTAAACTAGAATCCCATTCAAAACATGCACCATCATGAATTAAACAAATGGCTTTGTCACCAAAGTTATCTAATGACCACATGCCTGGATCTAAAGCTAAACCCTCTTGTGTTTGTTCATTCCATGCTCCATAGTCTGTACCATTGGTAACAGTAGCACCATCACTGTGAGATGCAGCTGTGGTTCCTCTGGCACCTCGTGTTACACCAGTTAAGGTATTCCCACTTATGCCTGTGTATTGTATCATCTCTGTTCCAATTAAAACAAAGCTTGTTCCCGTGGACGGAAATTGTGTAGCACTTGTTAAAACTATGGTTGTTGTGCTGGCATCTATGGCTCCGTTTAAAGTAGTTGTCACTGCTCCAGTGTCCTCACCACCATATGTACCTAATCCCCAACCATAACCTTTTTCTTGAACAGCTGTGCCCACAGGATAATAATGTTGTACTCTAATGCCACCCGATGTTGTTGCCCCGGATCCTGATTCATTTGACGGCATTGTTATTGTGAGGGTCGTAGCTGTTGGAACAGAGGTCACCATAAATTTTTTATCATCAAAATCAGATGTTCCAAAATTAGAACCTGTTATGGTTGTAAAATTATCTAATAAAATTATGTCATTTGGACTTATGCCATGGGCTGTAGGAAAAGTTATTGTTACAGCCGCGTTGCCATTATCTGTGCTAAACGCATTGGTAAGTGTTGTTGTAGTTTTAATAGGGTGTATGTCATAGAATACACCACCAGAAAAGGCATATAATATTCTGTTAGTGCCAATAATCGCATATCTTCTACCTGCTGTATTTACAAAATGATGTAGACCTCTACCAGCGCCTGTTAATTCATTAGAATTAAGATCTCCTAATTGATTCCAGCCACCTATTTTTTCAGGAATACCATATCTAAATCTTACATTATCACAGTCTACCCATTGCCCTTCGGCTCCAGTTTCTGTAAGTTGTTTGTTAATTCCGGGTGCAAATCCTATTTTCTGTAGCATAATTTCAACACTATATTATGTTATTTCTACTAAATCTAGACTAATATCACAATTTTAGCTCACTTAAAGTATTATCTGAACCTAATACTCCCTTGTAAAAAGTATTAAAAGCAAGGCTTATTCTGGTGTCTTTATTTTTTTTAGTGTCGACTCGATGAACTAATGATGATGGAAACATTATTAATTGGCCTGTTTTTACAGGAAACCACCACGTATCTGAATTCCAAATATTATATTTATCTATCTCGGGTTTAATTTGTTGATATCCTTTTGGATGTGTAAACTTAATACTGTCATTTTTATCATCTGCATTTAAATAAAACACACCTGATAAAATTGAATTTGGATGAGCATGAGGATGATGATGTTCACCTTGTTCCATATAATTTATCCAAGATTGAGTTACATATAACTCACTTTCATGTTTAGGTGATATAATTTTATCTAAATAATTTTTACAATTTTTATCTATAAAACTTTTTATATTTTTAAGTTCAGGTTTATTTAAAATATAAGTGTCTTTTGTAAAAGAATTAAAATTTTTATTTATCTTGTTTTTTTGATTATTAACAAAACTTAATTCTTTTTTTGTAAATGGTCTATTTATTTCTGAAATATAAACAGGGGTTGGAAATAGACTATGTGTATTATACTTCATCCCACGATGTTGTATCAACATTCCAAACGTGAGTATCTTTATTAAGATTTAAATGAGAAGCCTGTGCATACCATTTTTGTTGGTCTTCATCCCATCTAATGTAATAAGGAGCTTTATCAGGTTGTGTGCCTTCAACTTCTCCAGCATCATTTAGTATATCTTGTCCTGCTAAAGGATTATCATATTCTACAATTGATGGATAAGCTACTGGGGCTTTCCAAGTAAAATCTTCATTACTTAAATGCCATGACGCATGAGGCTGTGGTTCTATAAATCTATCTGCAGTTTCTAAATATACAAAAGTTTTTCCAGCAAATAAGTTTCTAAAATTATTGTTATACGATGTTTGTTTCCAAACATTTTCGTTTTCTGAATACATGTGTTTAAACATATTTTTTACATAAGTTTCACCATCTTCATGCATGTCATTATCACCTAAAGGGCCATTAGCAGTTTGTATATCATTACTTGCTACAATAACTTCCTGTACTGTCCATTCAAGTTCGCTTGTAAATGGATTAGGTTGTTTTTTAATTCTTGCAAAATGTGCCATAATGTTTCTCCTTATATAGTATTATAAATGTTTAGTAAATTACTTTTTATTTTTAAAATATTGAGGTAAACCTAACATAGGTCTATTGTCAAATTTTATAGCGTTCTTACCTTTCTTATTATAGTGTAAAAAAACCTGAGCGCAATCCACCCCTTTAAAAGGTTTTCTCCAATGTTCAAGGTCACATCCTCTGTATATTAACATATCACCTGCATTTAAATCTATCTTAATGCCTTTTTTTCCTTCTTCTCCTGAAGGTTCTAAATAAATAGGCCAGTTTTGACCCCCTAAATTTAAAGTGGTTGAAATATCACAAGCCATTCTATCTTTATGTCTTTTTAAAACATCTCCATTTTTATAAACTCTTCCATAAGAATAATTAGGATATAATTTTAAACCTGTCTCTTTTTCCATTATAGGTTTTAAATGTTGTAATAAAGTTTCAAAAACAGTGTCTGAATATATACTGTAAGTATTTGGCACTTGTGTGTCCCCAAATACACCAAACATACCTTCATTAGGATTTATATATCTATGTTGTAATAAAACATATGTTAAGAATCTTTTATTTAAAAAATAATTAAATAAAAACTCACAAAAATTTTTATCTAAAACATTTTTTAAAACTTTATATTTATTTTTTTTAAAACTCATTTTATATCTTTATTGTAATAGTTTAAATTAATTACTAACCTATTTTTTTCATCTGTGCAAGTAGTTCCTGTATGTTCATAACGTCCATCAAATATAACTACTCTATTTTCTCGACTTAATATTTCTCTATTATTTTTAAAAATAGTTTTACCATCATTAGTATTAACATAATAAATAGCTGTCCACCACTTATGGTTCCAATCAAAATCAGTATGGTAATCAAATATTTTAATATTTTTAGTTTGTAATAAAAGATTAGCTTTTATTCTAGCTATCGCTGTAGCGTTTAATTTTTTTATTAAAGGATTTAACATATCACAAAAATCAGAGTTTACTCCTCCTGTTTGATAAAATAAATGTGAAAATTGAAATTCATCTTTTTTATTATTTTCAGTCACACAACTAAAGTACCAAGGAAAATGACCACTGTTTATGGTGACATTTATTTTATTAAAACTTTCCCAATCTAAAAAATGATCATAGACAAAAATATCTTTCATTTTTATTTAAAACTATATCCTAAATTCCACATTACTAATGAGTATCTTTTTCCTTTTGTAACAGGTGTAACTCTGTGCCATAAGTCAGATGGAAAAACTATTAAACTTCCTCTTTGATTTATTTCTTTAACTTTATGTGGTTTACATTTTTTTACATCTTGAAGATCTCTAAAATCAAATTCAAAATGTCCTCCTTTATAATCTTTAGGATTAGATAAATTTACAGTCACAGACAACTTTCTAATTTTATTATGTACATTTAAATTATCAGGCTTGTCATAAGGTAAACTAGTATCTACATGCCAGTTATAAAATTGATTAGGTCCGTATATAGTAAATTGAGCTGGTTCTGTCCAATCCCATTCAAAATTCCAACCTGCCTCTTCATTAGCTCGTCTTACATAAGGTTGGATTTCTCTATAAATCCACTCCTCATCTAAAAAAACTATATCCGAGTTTCTATATTTTTTTGCAACTCCTTGTGATACATTTGTAACTTTTCTTACAGTTGCCTTTTTAGTTTTGTGTTCTAAACCATATTTAATTACATCGTCACAAAATTTATCTGTCAAAGCTTTTTTAAAATAAAAATATTTATGATTTAAAATCATTGATGCATTTCCTTTTGCCAAGCTATTCCGTTTTCTTGCCAATATACTGGCCAGGTCCAACTTGTCATAGAATATTTAACTCCTGTTGTAACAGGAGTTACAGTATGTGGGTGAGTTACTTGACTTGGCCATACTAAAGCATGTCCCACTGGTATTTTTTTATTATCAAATTTTTGTCTTGGAAGTTTAAGCACACCACCTTTAAAATCATTATTTAATTTAACTACCATTGTTATGTGACTTACATCATTATGTAAATGTAATTCATCTTTTTTACCACCATCATACCTAACAATAAATGGGTCAAACCAACCTATTATTTTTGTAGAGGGCCATTCTTTTTTTATCATTTTAGAAATAGTCTGAGAATAATGTATAGTAAAGTCTTCAAAAAATTTTTCTCCAGCAAAATATCTAGATCGCATGATATTAAAATACAATGTTGAATCTTTAGCAACGTTAGATTGATGCCAATAATTAAATTTGTTTTTTAATTCATTTCCTATGTTACAAAGTTCTTTACAAAAAGACTCAGTAAATAAAGGTGTAATTAAAATGTCTTTGTGGTTTTTGTATTTAACCCCTGCATCTTTGTGCACACCTTTTAAGTAATCAATCATTTAATAACACCAAGATACAAAAGAATATCTTGTTCCTTTCTTTATAGGTTTAACTAAATGTGGGTATAAAAATGCGGAAGGAAAAATAATTAAATCTCCAGCTTTAAATTTAATTTCATAATCATCAAATAGTATAAACTCTCCACCTTCATAGTCATCATTTAAGACAGCAACAATACTTAATATCGGTATTCCTTTTCTTTCTCCAGTAAACAAATCATGAATGTGATCAACGTGTTTAGACATTATTTGATTTTTTTTATATCTGTTAAATCTAATTTTAGAAAACCCATTCCAACTATTAATTGTATCTCCACCAATTTTATCAATAATAATATATCTCTCTATTGCTTTCCAGGTTAATGTCATTAACTCTTCTAAATAAGTTAATTTCTCTCCCCAACAAATATTAAGTTCTTTACTTTTATTTTTAACGTAAGTATCACTTGCATCTTTTAAGTTTTGATATTTGTGTTGTTCCCAAGTCTTATCTTTTTTAAGTTCTTTTAAAGAAGTTTTTAATATATTATTAGGAATCCAACTATCTAATTGAAGTATATAATCTTTTAAATTTTTCATTTAATAAATTTTTTAGGTCTTAACTTATTACCTAGTTTCATTAGTTTCCAAGCTACATTAACAAAATAATTTTGTGGTTGAGAAGTTGCATGTGCTTTAAATAGTTCTTCTGTCCACTGTAATCTTTTTAAATTAAAATCATCATTAAGCTTTTTACTTACAAATCTCACATAATATAGAGGTTGATTTTCTTTTATTTTAATTGGTTTTTTATCGTTTAATATTTCAAAGGTAAAATCCACAGGTCTTTGCCAACTATGAATATCAAAAGTTCCGCTAATAAATTTAGTATTTTTTACCTCACCATGTAAGAAAGGAGGATAAACCTCTAACCACACAGGTTCATCTGCAACAAACATGTACGAAACCAAAACAGAGCATAAAGCTTTATCTGTATCTGTGTATTGTCCAAATCTAGGGTCAACCATATGATCTACAAAGCCTTGTTTTTGACTCACCCAAATTCTTTTTTCTTCTCTAAAATATTTAATTTCAACATCAAAAGGAGATCTAATAACATAAAAATTTTTTAAAAAATTAAAATTAGAAGGACATTGTTTAAACCAACTATTTGTTTTTTTGTAGAACCCTAAAATTTTTTCAGGAGTTTTTATCATTCTTTCTAAAGATTCAATAATATGATATTTATCAGAATAACTTTTTTTAAATGGTACCCAGCCTATTTTTGTCATTCCCAACTTTCTCTATTTCTAAAATTAAAAGCTATGGCATATTTAACAGTATCATCTATTATTCTTTTTGTTTTATGTCTAAGATGTGCTCTAAATAAAACAATCTTATTTTTTATAACTTCTGTTTTTAAATTTAATTCAGGAAATTCTAAGTAATGTCCTTTACATGTATTTAGAAATAATACACCTGATATACTGTTGCCAGAATGATCATGTAAAGCAGTAAAACAATTTCTTGTCATTTTATTTCCCCAAGCATCTTTTAAATAAGAGTTTCCCATTTTTGTATCTAAATTAAAATGATCTATACAAAAAGAAAGCACACCATTAAGATCTAAACTATTAGTGAAATATGTCCAATGTGTCATGTCTCCACGAACATTAGTTCTATGGTTCATGTTATTTGGAAGAGCAATACCGTGTTCTATTTCTTTGATTAATTTTTTTGTATTTATATTTTCTAAAATACATTCATACAAAAAAGTTGGTTTTTCTATATTTTTTTCTAAGATTAAATTAGTCTCTTTTACTTTAATATCTTTCATAATGTATCTCTACATTATACAGATAAATAAAACCTTATGCAATGGTTAAAGTACCAGTAGATAAGAAGGTAATTACTGCACTTCCATCTTGAGAAGCGGTTATTGAACCCTCTGGACTAACTGAAACAAGGGGCACTAAAGCAGTAGGGCATCTTAAATGAACTCTACCAGATCCTCCTGTTCCGCCTCCGCCGCCTTGAACTGGGCCGCCGCCTCCGCCGCCGCCTCCAGTATTCGCTGAAGCGTTTCCTTTTCCACCAGCTCCTCCGCCAGGTCCTCCTGATCCGCCAGATCCACTAGGTACGTTTCCAAATCCACCGCCACCTCCACCAGCAAATGATTGTGCACTTGGTGAAATAAATGTAGTCGGACTTCCGGCGCCTCCTGGGCCTCCAGCATTAGAATGGTTTCCTGGGCCTCCAGAAGCTCCTCCGCCTCCGCCACCAGCTGCTCCATAAGCAGGTGCATCTAGTGAACTAGGTGATTGACCTCCTTGTGCGCCTTCAGGTGGAGAGTATCCACCGGCGTTTCCGCTTCCTCTTGGATTAGAACTTATATATCCTCCCGGACCAGATCCACCGCCTGCACCTCCAGGTAAACCAGCACCATTTAAATCAGGGGTTCCTTGATTACCTCCGCCACCACCTCCAGTTGAAGCAACTGCAAATGCAGAACCTGTAAATACTGAAGAATCAGTACCACTATTACCTCTTCCAGATTCCGGTGCACCTGGGGTTCCTGATCTTGATCCAGATCCTCCGGCACCAACTGTAATTGTGTATGTTCCTGTTGAAACTTCTTGTTGACCTTGGGGAATAGAAAATTCTCTCATTCCGCCGCCGCCTCCGCCGCCGCCATAGTTTGAACCTCCAGCGCCGCCGCCAGCAACAATTAAATAACCAAAAGGTATTAAATTTTTTACTGAAGCACCAGATCCAAAACCTAAGATTTGATAACCAAATCCTTTAGTTTTTGGCCCCGAGTGTTTACGAGAACCTTTTCCGCCATATGAAGGGAAGATTTTATTTGGGTCTAGTTTAAAGTCTTTCACTCTATACTCCTATTACAAGTCGTTAGCAGCGTCAGTAGTAAAGAATAATTTAACACCTAATAATTTTGCATCAGCTGTTAAACTGTCTTCTGATACATCTCTTGTTATTTGAAAGAATACTTCCTCGTCTGTGCTAGGAGATCCTGCAATTGTAACTGCTCCACTCTCTGCCGTAACGTCTAAATCATTAGCTGTACCACTGTGTGCTTTTGCTGTTGGTGCTACACCTGTTCCAAAAGCAGTATTAATACTGTCGTTATCTGCAATAGATACACCTGCTAACACCCAAGATACAGTTCCTGTATTTGTTGAATCTGCTGTAAAATATGCTTGAAAAGTTACTGTTCCTTCATTCCATGATTTTGGAAATGCAACAGCAAACTGAGCGTTTTCATCAGAATCTTTGTCAAAATCTAAAGTTTTAATTTCAGGACCATTTGATAATTCTACTTGTTCTAAGTCTGCACATCCATTTGTAGTATTAGGATACATGGCTGAAGCTGGAACCCAAATAGTTTCTTTTCCTGCAATTTTAACAGCAGAAACGTTTCCACCACTGTCTTCAGCTTGAATAACTCCTGACCCTTTTGTTTTTAGATCAATACCAATGTTAGTATCACCTCCAGATGCTGTGATTGATGGGTTATTACTCGTTGCAGCATTTGCGTAAGTGACTTCATTAACAGCTGAACTTGTAGCTGTTAAAGTAATTAATTCATTTCCATTTGTGTCTTGGATATTTGTTCCAATTTTAGGAGAGGTTAAAGTTTTATTTGTTAAAGTTTGTGTTCCAGTTGTTGTAACATCTCCATCTCCAAAAGCTAAAGTAATGATATCAGGGTTTGTTCCATCATTTGCTGTAGCAAATACAAGTTGATCTCCTTTATCTGTAGCTGAAAAAGTAAAGCTGTCTCCTGAACCTGATGCATATTTAAACTGAACTGTATAAGCTCCAGAGCTAGAATTTCTTAAAAAATAAAAAGTTTGAACATCTAAAGGTATTGTAACAACTGCATTACCAGATAATGATCCAGTGAACTCTATCATTCTGTGAGATAAAACTGCACCAGTTGATCCATCTGAAACAGCTAATGCCACTGTTCCACCACTAGTTAGTGCTTGTTGAGTAAATCCACCAGAAATTTGTTCTATAATTTGTAAATTAGTATTAGTCTTCGTTCCCCATGTACCGGCGTTTTCACCAGTTGCTTGAAGTTCTACCCCTAAAGGTGTGTATGTTGATGCCATAATTTATCTCCTATTACGCTGCTACGTCTGTATAACTTGTATTAGAACCTGTGTCAACCGCCTCATATGCTTGAATTCCAAAACCGGTTGCAGTTCCAAATGCCGCTACAGAACTAGTTGTTTGAACTCCTGTTATTCCTAATACTAAGTCAGCAACAGTTACTGATCCTACATTAGCAGTTGTAGAAACACCTGTCAACCCAACAACTTCAGCTAATGGATCTATTGATCCAACTGATGTGGTTATTGCTTGACTTGGTAAATCTATAACAGGACTTGATCCAATAGTAATACTACCAACATTAAAAGATGCTGATACTCCTGTTACTCCAATTACATCCGCTGGTAAGATAGAACCAACACTAGAAGTTATTTCTTGACCTGTTGGCCCAACAATTTCTGCAGTAGGGTCGATTGCTCCTACACCAGAAGTTATAGCTACTCCAGAT